CCCTCTGATAATTGTCCTAACCTCTTGGTAACCAACAAGTAATCACACAACACCTCAGCAAACGGATGCTCAATACTACGCAGCACAGCTTCGTCTACCTTGGGTGTCTTAGCGTCAGGTTCTATTGGTAGTTCGTACCCTAAAGACGATAAGCGTTCAGCTATCTGCTGACGACTACCGGGATTAAACGGTACTATCTTAGTTTTGTTAGCTAACTTGACTGCGTCTTTGACTAACGTCTGTTTCAAGTTACGACTCTTTAGTTCCTTCTTTAGTTCCGTTTTGGTTGGTGCTGAGATTATTTCGAGTCCGTCGTTCCATTCAATCTCTAACGACCAACCACTCGGTGTCTTCATCTCCTCTTGCTTAGACGGAAACTCTTTCTGTAGTTTATCCAGTAGATCAGCACGAACACTAGCAAGTTTCATCTCCAGTTTCTCCGCTTTCTCGATGTCGAACGCGAACCCTTGCTTCTCTTGTAGCCTCATCAGGTACGCAAACCAGTGCTCGATTCCTAACATCTGACTACTGGGTTTACTACTCATCAGATAATCATACAGCAGCTGTGTTACGATTGTATCCCGCTCACAGTATTTCCTCATGTCCTCGTTGTAACTGTCAAACGCACCGTCTTCCTCTCCGTATGATAGCTTGGTTAGTTTGTCTAACCGTAACCCCCATGCCTTTAACGAGTGACTACCTATTAAAGTCTTATCAAACTTATGTCGTAAGAAGTCGTCGTTGCGTACATCAGGTACTATACACCTAGCCATGACCATCGTGTCCAATACTTTAACAAGCGGTGGATGGAAGCTGTACAGTTTACCAAGAGCAGGTATATCAAAACCAAGGACGTTGTGTCCGACGATATGATCTGCCTTAGCTAACTCATTTAGTCCGTTTCGTATGCCAGCACCGTGATACGTTATCATCTTGGGTGTGGTAGGATCGTAGATAGATAGACAGTGAACCGTGTCAAGATCTGTCAAGTTCGACCAGTCCTCTATCGCATTTGTTTCTATATCAAAGAATAGTGTTTTCATGGTCCTACCTCCGGGGTAAAGCCAAAAGTTTCATGTGTGGGTTCTTCTTCGTCGTCAGGTAGTAAATCGTGCGCCACAGTTCTCAGTGCCAATGCTGTATCTAATAAATCTGAAGGGTCTAGAAAATCACCTGAAGCGATATCCGAGTTAGCCGTAGCCTCCATAAGCTCAGCTGCGTTAAGAATTGTAAAAAATTGTTTTTTAGTAATATTAGTTTTCATTTAGAATGGGTTGTTAGTTGTTGTTGTATCTTCGAAGACGTTCTTATCTTCTGTGTATCGTCCGGTTTCTGTGTCATAATTTAGTGTGGTGCAATGTCCTGTCTGTCCGCTGAATCTATTCTTTAACACACGAACACGGGTTTCATTGCTTGTAGTCTCAGCTTGTTGGTTACGTTCCAGTCCTATCACCATGTCCGACAGTTGTGCTATAGCCTGACTGCCTCTCAGATGGTGTAGACTTACTCGTCCTCCTTCTTCGTGACCGCTATCGACTCGCTTCAAGTGACTGACCAACACCATGCCACACCCTGTCTCTTCAACAAGACTACGTAGCTTGGTCATCGTGTTATCAATCAATCGTCGTTCGTCGTCCCCCGCTATACCACTGACAACAATCGATAGGTGATCCAAGAATATCCATTTACAATCGAATCCTTTTATCAGATAACGAATCTTACCCAACAAGTTGTCACTGTCCATACTTCCGAAGTGATCGTAGGTGTAGAACTTTCCATTCCCTACCGTCTCTTCAAACGCAGGACGTAACGCTTCCGTGTCTAGTTGTTCGTCTTCTAAGTGCAGTGGTTTGTTCAGATGGATGCCCATGATACCAAGAGCTGTACGCCTGACGGATTCCTCCAGTGCTATATAACCTACCGTCTCGCCAAGACCTAGCAGGTGATGAGCAACCTCACGACAGAATAGAGACTTTCCTATTCCACTACCCGCGCATACCGTAACTAATTCTCCTAGTCTCATGCCGTGGGTTAACTCATTTAAACTATAGTACGGATACGGCACTGCTTTGTGTTCCTCAGTGTTACTTACTAACTCCCACAAGTCCTTACCGTTTACGATTCCGTCAGGTCTGTACTCTCTTGCTTCATATAAACAACTGACTAACTCTTTCGACTTGCCACCTGTCAGCATATCAGACGGGTCTTTCAGTGGTAGCTCTGCGATGTGTGCTTTGCCGGGTGTCAGGAGTGCTGCACATTCAGCTGCTCCCTTGCGTCCGACATCATCCATATCAAAACAGAACACCACCTTCTCGAACCGTTCCAACCAGTCGATAGCTTGGGCCACGTGTTTCTTTGCAGCACTTGCCCCGTTCGGTACGCTGACCACTGGCCATCTGTTATCCATAGCTTGACTAGCGGACAACGCATCGATCTCTCCCTCGACTACAACAACACGACGACCTCCCTCTTTCCATAGGTGCTGACCGTACAAGCCAATCAACTCACCACGAACACTGAAGTTCTTGTTGGCATATCTTATCTTCTGAGCGACAGGCTTGCCGTCTCGTGTCTTATAGTTAGCTATCTGAACGTCTTCACCATTCAAACGACCAACCCAGTAGCCCCACTTACGACATGTTTCCTGTGTTAGATTGCGTCGTGGTATTGCTTTGGGTTCGCCAGTAAGAAACTCTCTCGGTGTTGATTCACTCATTGCTTTTCCTCGTCCTCCACTATAATCTTGGCAACTGAAACAATAGGTGCTTCCGTCATCGTTGGTGGAGAGAGCGTCACTACTCCCACACTTTGGGCATGGTTCATGCGTTTTTGTGAAAGCCATGACTTCGGTATAACTTTATCTGCATATTTAATTCCCTTCTTTTCGCACCACATTGCATACGTTGTCTTAGACTTCTTATTGATCTTGTTACTCGCTCGTTGAAACACCATGCGTATATCTAAGTGTGGGTGTTGCTCGCGTACCAACAAGTGCTTTGTCCTGTCCTCCACCGTCCATACTCCCTTGGCTTCTATGATGATGCCGTTGGGTAGTATGAAGTCGGGAGTGTATGTACTAACCTTCTGATATTCAATAGTTAACGTCTCGTACTTGAACTCAACGCCACTACGTTTCAGTTGATGTGCTAATTTCGATTCAAATCCGGAACGATAACGATTATTAGAAGTTCGCTGTGACTTCGGTTTCGTCCGTTTGTTCCGCATCGAATGTAGTGTCTAGGTTTTCACCGCCATTAACGTATCCTTCTTCTTCAGTAGTAAATCCGAAAGCATCAGCAGCCACACCACTTACGCCTCCGTTCTGTAGTTCTATTACTTGAACAGCTTGCAGCTCAAACGATACACCAAACCCTGCCATCGGTGTGTACCAAAACCTTGGACGAAATGCCATGTTTACTTTACTACCACCCCACACTTTAACATCTTCAGGTAACGGTTGACCTTTGGAATCAAACAAAGCAATCGATAGACTGTAAATACTACCGTCCTTGCGTCTGCCTCCAGCTTTTAATTTAGACTTAACAACAAAAGCACCGTCCTCTTCTTTGATCGGGAACTCTTTCTGTTCAATCTTTTTACCAGCGTTCTCTTCTTGCACAGTCTTCAACTCCTCTTCGTACAACGGACGTATCGTGTTCTTTAACAGATCAGCTTGGTCTTTATCTATAACTAGATCACAACTGTACGTACCAAACTCAGGCTCAAACCGTTTGTTGGGTTCGTTCAGGTGGCAGTATTTAGCTGTACCTTTTACTTTTATTACATCGTGTTTCTTTCTTGCTTGTATACTCATATTTCTCTTAGTGTTTATGCTGTTATACTTCTACGGTGGATAGTTCTAGTGTGGCTTCGGCATCTTGGTCGTCGCATGATTCACCACATTCAGTTGTTATAATCTTTGTAACATCATTAAAGACATAACGTTGTGCTTTGTATAGATATTGTATCTTATCTCTTATCCTGTATTTTGCACCCGGTTTTAAAGGAATGTAATCTCTGATCTCTTCCCATATACCGTCATAATTATTCAAGTTATATTGAGCTTTATCCCTCATTTGAAATAACTGATTTAATGTTTCTGTTTTCATATTTGTCTTAGTGTTTTTATCGGTGTTATGACAGCAGATACATGGCTCGATCTATTGCGGTGACATCTAGGTCACCAAGTTCAGGCAGTTCGGGCAGTTTAGCTGTCGGGTGTTGATTCAATAACTCACATCTGAACTCGGCTAGTAAGTCAATTGAAAAGAAATTTTTGTAGGTTTTTCGTACATCTTGGTGTACCTTCCGGGCGTTGGCTGCGTGGCATATAAAGCAATCGTGAACAAAACCCATATCAAACTTCATGTCGTATGCTAAACGATGGACGACAGCTGCATCTATACCGTGGATAAAGTTAGCAGTAACAGAACGACGTTGTGCTTTGGGATCGATCTCATCTGTTTCTAAATCAAAGTCTAACCACGTAGTAATACTTCCCGTGATAGTTCTTACTTTTGATTTCTTACTCTTAGTCAATCCTTGAATGATCTTAAAGCCTGATGGTGTCGTCCATTCAAACACCTTGTTACCTATCGCATTGGCACAACCACGCAAGAACTGTTGGATACGGACAACACTCTCCAGTTGCTCACGTGCTACCGTATTGAACTGTTCGGTTAGATAGTTGATAGCGTCTATGTCCTCACCCACTTGAAACGGATGGTTGTCTCCAATTATAGTAAGAAACCGTGACATGACTTGATAGAACGACTGACCGTATGGTTTGTTCATCACTGCCGCCTTAGCCATGGCTCGCGTCACTCCGTACTTGAACCATTCAGATGCTATATAACTGTCCTTTGACTGCTCCTTTAACCGTTCGTACACAAGGTCAGCTATGTACTGGTACATGTCACCCGGTGGTTGGTCAGGTACTAGGTTGCAGTGCTTGGCGTGACGTGTATCCCGTAATAAAAGGTGTAATATCTGCATACCGTTGTTACTACAATCCATACGTACCGGAAAGTGAGACACGTAACCGTATCCTTCTTTCGTAAACTGTTGATACTCAAGACAAAACGCAAGAAAACCAAACGGTTCACTCGCTTCCATCCACCAGTCGTTCGTCATCGGATCAGTAGCACACTCTAGTATATCATTCTTATGTGATCCTACCCACGCTACTCGTTCCATCAGGGTGCCCTTTATACCCCAAGCGTTAGCTCCGTGAACCAGTAGTCTTTCAGCGTCCTCCTCATCCATAACCTGTTGACCATCAGCGAATTGCAACAAAGCTCTAGCTAGATCAGAACCTTGTGGGTGCAGGTAAGCGGGCATATAATAAACACGACCACGATAATCAATACGAGCAGGAAAGTACACCTCATCCCACTCGCTGTACTTCTTAGCTAGGTGCATGACCTTGGCGTGTTGTAGCCTTTTGCTACGGTTGCTCTCGTTCATGCGACGAATCTTGTCTTGTTTAAACTTCCATTGTCTCAACTCTTCAGGTCGTTCGTGGCCGTTCTCAAGGTACGGTTGAAGTGGTACTTCATGAAAGTCAAACACTCGTTCTAATTCCCAACACTTCTGAGCCACGTCCAGTATCTTCTTGTTGATCTGCCAAGGTACTCGTTGGACATTGTTGCAAGCGGTATAAATAGTATTGATCGAAAAGAAATCGTAATTGGCTTTGCTTGGTCGGTTCATTACAAACGGATCGTTGAACGTCTCGTACCCTCCGTTGTAATAATCTACCCAGTCCCTCGGTTTTGTCGGTAACGCCATACGCATCGGATCTAACATCTCTTTCCACTTGTCATAACGCCTTACCCAATCAGTAAAGTCAGGAGTCAGAACCACGTCCTTGCGTTGTCTCTTGCCAAACCGTTCGATACGAAAGTCAACGATGCCCGTGTGTGTCTTGATTTCATTTAACAACCACGAACCTAACGCTAACTTGTGCCGTCTTTCCCAACACGTAAATCGTCGGTTGTTCTTTTCCACCGTGTAAAATCGTTGTATCTTCGATCGTTTACTCTTCGTGCCTTTTATACCCCACATCTTATTCTTCGGTACGGTCTGTTCAGCAACACGTTGTCGTGCTATTTCTTCAAACGCACCACCTATCTCTCGTGCTAGTGCTGTAAAGAATCTATCGGGTGCGTACATACGGTCTAGTAAAACCTTTAAGCCTATGTGTGCCACCATTTGTGGGTGGAAGTCTGCAATATAGCAAAGCCACAACGGCATCGATGGACTGTCGTCTCCGGCAAATCGGTTAAAGAAATCTTCAATCGGTTGTGCTAACTGAGGTGCAAGCTTGCCAAGGATACGCTTACTGCTGTCCATCTCACTGCCACGATCACTTTCTTTATAGAACTGTTGGAATTGGCGGTATGTCGCCCGTCCCCATCGTTTCATCTCGAACTCAATTCCCTTCGACATCAGCTTTGTCTCTCTTCACGTAATCGTAGGAATATTTAGGACGGACACGAGGTCGATCACTTCTAACAACCTTCAGGTTCGCATCATAACACAACTCATTCTGTGACCAAAAGTAGTCAAGTCCGTTCGCCACTTGTTTAGCCAACGACTCGTCTATTTCTATGTCTTCGATCTCGTCCTCGTGCCCGTCCATCAGTCTAGTCTAGTTTGTTACGTTCATTTTTTTCGTATTGATCTGCACCATGCCATTCATCGTACAAATCCTTAAGTTCTTGTCGCTCTTCCTCGGTTAAATCGTCGTCATCGTCCTCGTATTCGAGGAAGCTAGTTAGCCAGTCATCGTAGTTCATGTTTATGGTAGTAAGATTTTAGGTACGACAGTAACATCAGGTATCCGTATAAGTTTAGTGCTTTTAGTTTTTACCCACTTATTCCAAGTCACAATACCACCCATAAACAATGTATGATGTGTAATAGCTTGAGCACCGGGTGCACACAGTCTTTTTAAGTTTAATAAGTGCTTTCTAAACACAAACACTGGGTCATCTTCCTTGAGTTCTAAACCTTTGAATAACTTATCAACAATAAACATATCTGCTAAATGTTTGTCGTTTTTCTTTAACGCTCTCCGAATAACATAATGTAATGAAGCAGTCGATGCAGGTGGTAACTTAAAAAACTTTTGGTTGTTATGCACTTGTGCCACGGAATACTCTACATCAGGATACTTAGTAAGCACATCCATGATCTCGTAAGCTTGGACAATTATTCGTGTGTTTCCTCCAATACCTTTCGGCAAGCCAGTTTTTGAGTTAATCTTTTCCAGTAATTGAAGACAAGCACTTAAGCTGTTAGCATATTTCTTTCCGTTAATACTTAAAACATCAGCGTTTGTTCGTTTCTTACCACTATCAAACACGGTAAAAGTATCTGGCTCGTCGTGTAAATACATAGTACCTTCAAACGGTTGACCAGATAAAATAGAAGCCATCATGCGGTGCTGTCCGTCGTCTAGTTTTCCGTTGCAAAAGGATATTTGAGAAGACGGCTTCCATTTACCATCGCTCATCGCTTTTGCGTATGTTTTAGCAGTACTTAAATGTAACGGACGATTAACGCAACGTTCATTGAATATCTTTTCAGCAGTACTAGGTGGTATCACGACAATATGATTGCCGTTACGGTTTTCTGTTTTGATTTTGTAGTTTATAGTTGTCATTTCGGTTTTATCTTTCTTTCATTTGGTTTTAGTTTCGTCCGCAGTTACGGACACGTAAAGGTCGTACCTCTTTTGATTTTGTCGGTCAAGCAGTTTCTGAAGCTCAACATACAAGTCCATGAACGGATGGTCAGGATTCAATTCTCCGTTCATCTCGTTGTGGAAAATGAAGTACATAAGTTCTTCTATCATAAGCGTCGGTTCTCTAGTCTTCATACAGGAACGATATAAGGATGATAAATAATAGGATAATGGTCAGGTAAGTAGTAATGCTCATTGTGCTTCTAGCTCCTTATTCGCTTCGCTCGTTATCGTTGTTACTTCACTTCGTTCCGATAACAACTCTTTTTCTATTTCGGTTAGGTACGCTTTGATTTGCCAGTCGTCCTCGCTAAGACTTCGTATCTTCCTGACTCCGTGCATGATCGATCCGTGGTGCTTGTTAAACAGCTTTGCCACGGACACGTACGACCTGCCTGTCATCGCATAATAATAGCAGATTTGACGAGCCAACGCATGCGGTTGAAACTTGGTTTTAGAGTCGATTAACTCGGGCGTTGTATCAAAGACTTTACTTACTGCTGTCTTGATCTTTTCTAGTGGTAGTTTTCTCGGTTGTATCATAATTCTCGGTTTTATTAATAGGGTTATCGGTTGCTTGTCGAATCATGCCTTCAATGATCGAATAGCCGGGTTTAAAGCAAAGATCGGTTAAGCAGTCTACGCATATGTCCTCACCTTCGTTGTCAGTGCCTTGAAGCGTTAATCCACAGTGTTTGCAGATAGGTTTATTCACTGGTTAAAACGGTACGTCCACAAAAAGGGCAAGGCGAGCCGTCAATCGGACAAGACAAGCCTTCATCACTCGGACAAGTGTCAATAGGATGATCGGTTAGCTTGTGATGATTGCAACTGGTGGCGGTTAAGAGTAAGGTTGTAAGTAGTAGTATAAATGTTTTCATGATTTTCTAAATATAACGAACCCTTCAAAGGTATCTATAGTATTATAAACCTCGGTTAAAAAGTCTTTTGTTTGTTCGTGCGATATATCCCACCCTTTAAAGTTTTCCTCAACTAACATGATAAACTCAGGCACTGAAAGAAGCACTTCATTAAGATAAGTGGTAAACATTACATTTCTAAGATTAAAACAAATATCCCACCAAACATCGCGATCTATTCCGTCTACCATATAGCAACAAGGATAACTCCAAACACGAGTGCCGTTGATGTCTTTGTCTAATTGTTTTTCTAGTGTATTTGTCATGAGTTATAAACTTGTTTGAAATCTTTTGTCCGTCCGTTTATGCTAGTAGAATCGAATATATCCGTGGTATACCAGCCAGCGTCCATGTAAGCTTGTTGAAAGTCACAAGCCACTTTTTCCGCTGTAAACCAATCACTAGCACAGCTAATTAAATACCTTCTGCCTTTATATTCGGCATAGGTTGCAACTGGATAGTGTAAGCCACTAGGTTTTAATTCTCTTAATGTTGTCATAAGTTTTAAAATTCGGTTTCTAATATTGTTTTAATTGTTTCAATAGGTTTTCGGTCTCGTAAGGCTTGCAAGATATTATCGTTTTCAAGTGCTATGCTTGGCTCGATCAATAGCTCGTTGCAAAGTAGTATGAATTCAGTTTTTGTCATGTTAGCTTTCCTCCTTTTCAAACTCTATGCCGACAAGATCGACAACATTACAAGCCAGCCCGAACTCTGGATATTTACAAAAATACGGTTCACTATCTGGTTCCTTATCGTCCCATACATCGATGTTTTTATTTTGTTCCATGAAGCGTTCAAAGTTTTCAATGTCTTCGTCATCTAGACCGTCAAAGTCTCCATTGAATAACGCACACAATGCATAAGCTGGGAATTGATATTCGTATTGGTTTTTTATTTTCATAGTGTTTTTATCGGTTAGGTAATAATTATTAACTTTCTTTGATGCAAAGGTACAAAAGCACAAGCCACGCCCCCAGTGCCAACAGCGGAGAGGCAAGCAAGTACAGCAGAAAGGTGCTCGGTTTTGTCCGAGGGTAATGCCTATCTAAATCGTTTTCGGTTTTATCTTTCATTTTCGCGTTTCCTTAATTCAATAATAATTTCCGCAATTTTATCGTTTCCTAAAAGTTTAGTGCTTTCAGATAAAGCTTGATTCTCGCGTAGTAAAGTTTCTTGATAGTTATCTAGTAAGGCATGTAACTCTTCAGTACTCATTTTTTTAAAGTCTCTTTTCATGTTATGCCACCTCCCTTTCTAAGCGGATACCATCAAGTAACCTATGGATTGCATTAAATAACTCTTTTTTAGTACCTAAGCCAATAGTTTGACGAATACCACCACCCTTTGTTCTCATTTCATGCAATCCATAAGCTCCGTATGCTTGGTATAAATGGAAGTTTCCTATTTGTGCCGTAAGTTTTCCGTCAATGTTTTCGTATGGCTTTAATGGACGGTTTAGTTCTTTGTTTAGCCATTCAATGACCGCTTCTAGTTGTGCTTTTGTAATTCTCATAAGTAATATAGTTTTTTTTGTGAGTTGTTATTGGTTTGTAGTTGTGATTAATCTACTTGTAAGAGCATATCGGAAATAACACAATCAATTGAATCAATAATCCATTTTTCCATTTCTAGAATCTCCCCTGAATCATCAATGAATCCGCTATCAAACTTTAATGCATCAAGGCTAGCGGTCAAACCGCTTCCTAAATGTTCAATTTCAGAGCAATAACTTTCCCCGTTATCATCGCTATGGATTCCCATAGAGAAAGTATGATTTCCGATTTTAGTTGTTTCGTTTTTATTCATAAGTAATAAGTTTTTAGTTAATAAGTTGTGAGCCTCTCCCCTAGTAATTTTCTTGCAACCTGTCAAACACATTGTTCATAACTATTGCATAAAGTGCTAATAACTAGACAGATAAAAAAGTAAAAAAAGTTTTACAGAGTTTGCAGTAAATCGATTTAAAGCGAAAACAAAGAACGAAAGAAAGCACTTCCATATTTGGTAAAGCGTTTCCATATTTGGAAAAGAGACGACGACGGAAAGCGTAAAAAATAGATGCAAATGACTTGCAATAAGCGAACGATTCAACGCCATTCGATCAGCTTTAACGCAACTAACTTGCAATAAGCAAAACATCTGGCAACGATAACAACTAGCCCGTCTCATAAGTACTTAACAATCAGCTACTTGCGTGCTTTACTCGTGTAAATTAGACATAATGAATCTTGTGCGAACGCTGTTGGTAATCAAGGACTTATGAAACAACTTTGCAAAGGTATCCCCTCCCAGTAGAAAAAACATAGGGTACCCACGGGGTAAACAACGACCGCGTATATAGCGTAAGCCGCTCAGATTTTTTTACCAAATTCTTAAAAGTGCGGACTGATACCGTCGTCTTCGTCTATGTCTTCCGGGCTGAAAAGTATGCTAGAATCCGTTAGAACAGTGAGCTTGGCGAACTCCAACGCCCCCACTAATGCTTGGTCTGACAGGTCGTATTCCTGCTGGTATCGTCGTATTAAATTATCCAGATCAAACATAAAAGAATCGACTTGATGGTGCATATCCATAGTGTCGTTTAGTATATCTGTTTGCTTTAATTTTTACTAGTAGTTTTTACCACTATTTTAAATCGTTCAATAACAACGACTTACAACTCTACTATTGACACCCAACCTGTATAGGCTGTATGTTGTTATACTAGCCCCTCACGGCTTTAGTGAGAGTGCTGCAACAGCTGTCTGTTTTAAACGATAACATCAATAAGTCGATAGCTTTTCTTTAGAACAACGAATGACGAATGACGTCTATAAACGTCGTCGTTATAAACTGTTATTGTAAAAGCTCCTCAAAGACTTGACACGCTTTTATCCTATAGTCGTCATCTTGTTTTAACAGTATTTAAGGATAGGTGTGATTATAAATAATCCTGTATCTGTACTAACTACAAAAACACAGCTATAGAGAGATAGATATAGATGCCACTAAAGAGTTTGTTATAGTAAGTAGGAGGAGTGATAACGACGACTACGACCAGAGGAACGCTTTAGAACGTTTACGTTTATAAAAGCTATCAGTAAAGTTTGTTAACTCTTGATCTAACAGTTCTTGTTTTCTATCAATCATGTTTTGGTTAACGTCGGCAGCCATCTGCTGCACCCAGTAACCAATCGCTATTGATAAAGCGTCAAGACGGTCATCGTGTACGAGAGATCCTTTATCACGTGTTATTCGTGATAGTTGATACATTAGCATGTACCTAGTTTGTTGTTCTATAGGGTAACTAAGAGCACTCTTATAGT